CCGTTCTGTTAAAGGTTAACAAGTTAGAAACTTCAGCTTGTTCAATCAATAAGTCAGTAATTTCTGTATCGATTTCATAGGCTAATTGGCCAACAGCTTTTTCAGCTAATTGGTCACCAAGGTCGAAACCGTAGTCAGTCTTGGCTTGGAACGCAGCGATTTGCGAGTAGTAGACCGCAACACGACGTGCCTTCGCAACAAGAGCGATGGATTCGATTTGAGCATTGACCGTAGGTAATGCAACTTGGGGAATAATTTCATTGTTGTAGAAGTAAGCAATTTTACCTGTTTCAGGAACTGTAACTTTACCGTCTGTAACTGTTAAGTACGAAATCGCACCGTCATCAGCAGCGATAAATTTAACTGTTTGGCCAGCACCGAAAGCATTGGCAACAACAGGAGTCCAGGCTAAGGTAACTTCAACACCTACAGAACCTGTAACTGTAACTGGTTCAACGATAGCAGACGATGTCCAATTTTTGTCAACAGCACCTAATTTGAAAGGTTCGTTGAAGACATCTCCAGCAGTTGTTTCACCCTTTGTAGTACCAGAGGTATATTTCACATAAGTGATAAACCCACTGATAGAAGCCATCGGTTGAACGATAACTAAGTCCATCGCAATAAGGTTAGGTAATGCGACAGTTGTAAGATTGAGCGTAAATTTCTTGAATTCGCCTAAGTCAGCACGTTGGGTACCGACAGAGCTAGCAAATGCTTCGTTCAAAAAGCGGTTGGTGTTGTTGAGAACCATAGCAACAGCCATCTTACGATGATTGTCTAATGGGGCTCCATCATGAGCTTTTGAGAAGACAGATTCGCTAACCGCAAGGCGTTTGGAATATGTTTCTAATAAACTTGCCATACGATTTTAAATCTCCTTGATTTATATTTGATTTTTTTTTACTTGTTAATTCCTGCTAAGTTCAGTAATGAAGAATCTACTTCATCGTCGACTACTTTGTCAACTGATAGGTTCTCGTTCTTGGACTCACGGACTTTAACTTTGACTTTTCTGTCAATGCTGAATGGTAATTTGCTTATGTTCAGCTCATAAGATTGTAAGTCTTCACAGATAGAATCGATATCTTCAATGCTATATGACTCCGGCAATCTGTTCTTAATTTCTACCACGTCAACCCCAAGCACATCGGCCTTAGATTTAATATAGTGAGAAATAGTTTCGTTTACCAAACCCTTATAACTTTCTTTAAGTTTTTCGAGTCTTTCAATTTTCTTGCCACTTTCTGCTTCTTTCGAGGCTGTTGTAGCTTTTAAGGATTCAATGCTTTCAGTTAGCGTGGCGATTTTAGATTCGTAAGTATCCTTTTGTTTTGTTAAACTTTCGTTCAACTTAGTGATTTCAGCATCTTTAGCAGACACATCTTCAGTTAAAACTTTGGGGGCTACTTCTGTCTTAGTCGATTCAACTAATCTTGAAATTCTTTGCTTTTGGGCAAGGATAGCATCATCCTTTTTCTTTAGTTGTTCTTCTAAAGTTGAAACTTGTTCTTGCAATTTCTTCTTATCAGCAACAGCAGATGAGAGTCGTGCTACGGCATCTTTGTACTTGCCGAGTTCTTCATTAACTTTTCCAACCTTAATATCATTAACTGCCAGTTGTTCTTGAAGAGACTTCACTTGTGCTTCCAAGGTTACTTTCGCCTTTAAAGCTTCTTGCAAACTCTTGATTAAGTCATCTGACCCACTAACAGTGGCTTCTTCAGTCTTTTCAATAGTTTGTTGAGGGGTTTTAACCTCCTCTACTATTTTAGCGTCTATATTCTTATCCTTTTCAGGAGTAGAACCAATTTTGGTATCCTCTTCGATGTCAATCTTGAGGGTGTGTAATGTTTCTTCCATTACTTTTCTTTCCTCTTCAGTAGCCTTTTCTAGGGACTCTGTAAGAGCTTTTCTTAAACTAGGTTTTTCAGAACCGATAGATTCTGTGACATATTGCAACCTAGCAGATTCAACTGCGGGAATTAATACAACATCCCAGCATTCAAATTCATACGTATTTGGGTCAACCATTTCGTTACCACTTTCATCTTCGATAACATCACCTGTTCCTCTGGAACTAATACCGATGGTTGAACCATAATCACACAAGGTTTTTAAGATTCTACCATTAGGTGTATCTAAGATATCAAAGTAAGCAACTAATTGGCCTTTGTCATTTTTCTTTGGCTGTTCTCTTAGTGAGACAGCAATCTTCGTCATATCTGTTTCAGTTCTATCAGTCGGATGACCTAACTCACCAAAGCAGACACCGTTTTTAATCTTTTCTTGAATTAACGGGTCTTTAAATACATTTTCCCATAATTCTTCTGTATACTTTCTACCGTTACGTGTAGGGTTAATAAAATCTGCACAAGGACCAATTAAACGACCTAAAATACCCTTCTTCGCCATTTCTTGTGGCGTAAGCTTTTGATATTGGAATGTTTCGTTCTTTTTTAAACTTTCTATCATTTTTTTTCCTCTTATTAATTAATTTGTAGAATCAAATATGCAGTTATTGTATTATTCACTTAATTTAGCATCTAAAAAAATTAAAATATTCATTTTTTGGGGTTTTAAATCATTTTTTTCTTTTGTGGTTTGTTTCATTCTATATTATATTTCTATAGACTATGCATAAATCATTTTTTCTTTGGGTATGTATTTTATTCTTCCTTGTAAATAAGGTATGTCTAAACTAAAGACATCAATAGGAGTATCTCTCTTTAATGTATATATTTTTGCCTTATCGCTACAACCTCTAAAGGCACCTAAAGATATGTATGTAATATTTTCATGTAAGTAGACAACTTCAAGAGAAGTACATCCTTTAAAGGCATTACCTTCCAGTTTTTCTCCTTCGTGGTCTTTTTTAAAGATAATCGTTTTAACAAGAGGGGCCAAGTTAGAAGGCATTTTTCCAGAAGTGTACACATATGGTTCACCTTTTTCCAATCTTTCCATATTTTCTATTTCATTGATTTGTTTAAGGTTTTTCAGTTCAGAGTTTTTTAAAGCAGATAATAATTTTTGTTGGTGTATAAACAAAGAAAAATCAATACTTGGTCTATCGTTAGCATCCATGAAAGTTGTAACTTCATCACCATTTTTAACGTGTGCTTGGAACTTTTTAGTGGTGTCACCAGATTTTGGGTAGAAAATATAAAGTTTACCCGAATTTGTATAACTGTCAAAGTAACCCCGATATGAAGTAGAGGCTGTACACCATGTTGTTCCTGAACCTAATTTGCAACTTGCTGCATAAGTCTTAGGTGACCAGATTTCCCATTCGTCGTTTTCACTAATAAATTCTGCTTCTTCGCCAAGGTCAGCATGTTGTTTAGCTTTTCTTGCTTGTTTTGCAATTTGATTTGCCGTTAATTGAATATTGTCTAACGCTGTACGAATTTCATCAAGTGTTTTATATTTGTTAATGTCTCTCATGTCTGCCGGATTAATAAAACGTTTTCTATCATTAAAGTCAAATAAAATTTCATTGACTCTTCCGAAGTCTCTTTCTTTTAATCTTTTTTGTTTAAATGCATTAATAATCCATTTACCATATGTTCCGAGTTTATCTTCTTCTGCATTGAAGGTTGGGTCTAACGCAATAAGCTTGTCAAATTGTTCACGTTTAATATCTGAATAGTATTGTGTGTGAATTTCATTAAGACCCTCATCTAACAATACACGGTGACTTAAACGTTCCATAATGCTTTCAGGCATATCAGGTAAAGTACCAGCAGGACGTTGACGTTGTGCTATTCTTCCTGCACCACCAAAGTTTGGAAGTTGTCTTTGATTTCTACTGATATATTGTCTAAACGCTTCAACGTAATCTTTTTCATTAATTTGTAATAAAGCATTAAGTGCTAAGTTGGAGTCTAACCCCATACCCTTTGCAGCTTGAGCCATTTCTTTTGTTATTTGTTCGATAGGAGTATCACCTTTAATCACATCTAAGATTTCTTCGCCTCCAGCAATACGGAGGTCTTTAAAGATATCTTCCATGACTGCTCTTTGGTCTAAACCAAATTCATCAGAGATTGCTTTAGATAGTGAGAAGATTTTATTGATAATTTTTTGATTTAAATCATGACCAGTTGCTTGTAATCCCATTTGAGGTTTTGCAACCATGGGTGCAGGGCTTTCTTTGATTTCTTCTTCAAAGCCAGTTGAATTCATTAATTTAATTGCTTCTAAATTTGTTTGCATAAAAAATCTCCTATTTTTATCATTCATCTAATTTAGCCCTCAAAATTAATGATTATTACACTTTAAATGAAAAAAGAGAGCAGTTAATATGCTCTCTTACGATAAACAGTAGTTAAAAACTATTTACCTAATTTTTCTTCGACGTGAACAACCACTTCTTTGACTTCTTTTAAAACGTTAACTCCATGAATTAATTGGAGTTCTAATTTTTCTAAAAGTTCGACTAATTTCTTTGTTTGGGGTAAGGGTAAAGCTAAAAGAACAGCTTCCACTAAATCCAAAATTGGGAAAATTAAGTCAACAAAGAATGCTAGAACGTGTTTTAAGAAAAGTCCGATTCTGTGCAATACTTTTTTTAACATATTTTTTATCTCCTTTCTACTATAATTTAGCCTTTAAATTTTTCAATAATTTCACGGGAACGTTCTCCCATTTGTTTTTTGATATATTGATGCTTCCACCATGTTGAATATTTATCGTTTCCACTATTGCTTACATCATCCAATCCATTTTTGGCAAAGTTAAAGTGGTTTTTAGGGAATTTCTTTTTAAACTTCTCAATAAATATCATATCCTCAAAACCTTCACCCCTTTCTGCCTCTATATCATCATATTCAATATACTGCATCAAATCTTTAGGTACAGCAAGTAGTTTTAATAACGCTGCTTTGAATATACCCATAGAGCCTTGATGCTCATCTATCTGCTGCAAGTAACTCTTGGCTGCAGTTACGTTGCCTGTTATATCAGAGTCATCATCTAGCATAATTATATAATCATAATTAGATTCTAAGAACCTTTCCCTTAGTTTTTTCCTTGCTCCAGTTATTCCCAACTTATCATACTCAAACACAACACAGTTAGGATTAGTCTTTACATCTCTACCCCAATTTTGTGCTATAATCATAATAGGAAGATTAAACAACTCATCACATCTATGCAATAGTTTTTCTAATCTACCCTGTCTTATCTTTCTTGTTTCATCATCAGGTAACCAACTAATAATACCAATACATTTAGAAATATTATTCATTTGTATTTTTTACCTGTACCCAAATAAACATTTGCTTCTTTCAATAATCTGCGACAAAGCCATGTTGTAAAGTTATATTTTTTAGATAACTGTGAGGGTGATAAGTTATTTTTAGTATAATCTAATATTATATTTGATTTAATTTCTTCGTCTACAAAAATTTTATTTGATTCAGATATTTTTTGTTTTGCAGTATCGGAAACCTTGTGCCCTAATAAACCTATTGACCTAGCTTTAATGTGTTTTTCTGATTGTTTTTTACCAATTTTACCTTCCCTTACTTTTTCACTAAAGCTTTTACTCATTTTTAATCCTTTATTCCATGCAATCTGGCCTTTATGAGAATCACTTAATTTTTTAATTAGCTCAGGTGAGTATTTCCAATTACCGTTTTTTCTTCTTGTTACAACTCTACGCTTTATTTCTTCATCCGTCCAAACATGATTCATCATCCTTTTACTTGATTTAATTTTATTTTCTTCAGAGCATTTTTTACCTTTATGGTATATATTATAAAAATGTTTAGTTCCTTCTTCATACAATTGTTGGTAGTATTGAAGAGACTCGGTAAATTTTAATAGGGATGATTCAATAGGCATTCCTTTTATATACTTTGTACCTAATAAATGCTTAATAGCAAAAACATTTGAAAATTTATAATAATTTTTAGTTGAACACAACGCTAGATAGTAATGTGCTAAAACATGGTCTTTAAAAAATAGGTTTACTATGTTTTCTACTTTATTGTTAATCTTTAAATCATTTTCTTTATAGTAGTATTTAGGTATAATATGGTGTCTTTGAGTTTTATGTATCTCCTGTTTAGTGGTGAGGTTTTGATTAATTAAACTAATGTATAAATCTAAATATTGATTGTCTAATACAATACCTATTTCTAAAAGTGTTTTTTTTAATTCCTGTATAACTATCATTACTTAGTTTAGCGTGTTTTAAAACTGCTTTTATTAACTTACCTACCCCTTCTTCCGGCAATAGCCTCAAAAGTAACTAAATCGGCTTTGATAAGTGAACGTAAAGCAACAACCGGCTTCAAGTCGTATGTCTTATAGTAGTTATTTAACACTCTTGTAATTTCTTCTGCCCTACTGTGTGATAGAAACATTTGAGGACTTTCTAAATGTTTAGCAAACAATAGAATCTGCAAATTGAGGCTTGCCAGGGTCGTTAACATGTCTTTAGGGTCTTTTACTTCTTCCCTAACTAAATTAATGTATAACGAGCTCTTTTTGGCATTGTAGCTCTTTCTAAGTTGTTCATAGAAGTGTGCTACATCTAAAACTCTATTTCCATTAATAAACTTTAATACATCTAGGGATATATCACCCTTGGTTAAAAGTTGTCTCAATTGTTGAGAAGCACCTTCTACACCTTTTTCTTCTAATTCCGTTAGTAATAATACTAAGTCAGTTGTTTTAAGCATTGCTAGTTACCTTTACCTTTATTTAATTATCGATTGACTGTTAAGTCGACTCCAAGTTCTTCTGCACTTGGTAAGTATGATTCTTCACCTTCTTCTTCAGCAGGAACTTCTTCAGGTGGTGTTTCTTCTATGGGTTCTTCTGGAATTTCCGAAGGAGTTGGTTCTGGACCAGATGGGCCAACAGGTTCGGATAAACCACCACCCATTTCAGGTTCTTCTGGTGGTCCTTGTTCCTCTGTGACTCCAGCAGCTTCAAGCTCATCAATCTGTTCTTGTAACAAGCTGATGACTTCCACGTCTGTGAGGGAGTCAGCAAGGAGTGATTTCAATATCTTCAACTTAATGACAGGATTTTGAATTTCACCCAATTGTTGCATGATATCATTGATAACACCAACCTTGTTTCTCTTGTTATCACGACGGTCTAATTCTTCTTGTGTAACAGGGGCTTGCATTCTGATTGCAAATTTGTTAATATATTTAACTAAGCCTCTATCGATTAAGAATAAATTAACTAAGTCTGTGATGGCTTGGGTAAGAGTGTTTTGTAATCTCTTAACCGATTTTGCATATCGACTAGATTGAATAGCCAAAGAAGTACCACCGTTGAAACCCGCACCGTCATCGGTAATACCAAAGAAAGCTTTAGGAACACCTAAGGCACCGAATAACTTGTTTTGGAAATACGAAACGTCAGCTAATTGTTTAGGGTCAAAATCTCCACCAACAGCAGATGCACTAATAGCACCAATACCACCATGTGTAGGAATATAGATGTTGTTTTCAATTGGACCTGGGTTTGTATATTCTGACATAGATTCGCCAGTTTTAATTGCTGCTTTTTGTTCCATTAAGGATTTAATAGATTGTAAGTGAGCACCAACCTGTTCCTTAGGCATATCACCAACTTCAACAGAAATCATACGCACAACACTGGATTTAGTAATACGGTTTAAAAGAGCACTGTTTTCAAGAAGGGTTAATTGTCTCCAGATTTTAAAGACACTGGATAATTCGGATTGTCCACGTTTAACTTTATAGGTGTGAACTTTCTTGTCTGACTTACCTTCTGTATCATCGTCTAAAAAGATATCAACCTCTTCTGGAGAACGATTTGAGGTATCTTCTAAGCATGCGTGAACAAAGTCTGTTGCAGAGTAAACTTCTACATCTTTCTTCTTCATCTTATATTGCATGTAGGAATAGTTCATAAAGTCACGTTTAACTGCTTGTGCAGAAACAGGAGCCTTAATGAACCCCATTGTCTTACCAAACTTGGTTAATTCAAATACTTCACCTGGATTAGGTACTGATTCAACATAATTTACATAGTGGTCATCTTTATCGTGAATAACAACATTAACATCTTCTTTTAAGAAATCTTCCTTGCTTAAAACTGCTTCATTTAATGTTTCTTTTTCTTTATTTGCACCTTCAAAAAATTCAGCATCTTTTTTATAATCTGATTGTCTATAAAGTCTTAAATACAAATCACCATACTTAGTTAAACTATGCATCCAAGCATAGGCATTCTTGTCAACGTTCATTGCATCTAAAAGATAAGTAACATACTTAGCAACTTTGGCATCATCTGATTCACACCAGATAACTTTACCAGAGTCATTTGTTTCCACGGCATCTTCTGAGATAGTTCTTAAGTACGAAGATAAGATAGGGTCTTGAGCCATTGTATCAATCATTTGATAAATTTGTTCTCTTGTTTGTGCAACAGTAGAAAAACCTTCTAACTTCGTGATATCTACATTAGAGTTGATTGCTTGATTAACAATATTAGTAGTTAATGTATTTTCAGTATCAATACCTATTTCGGGTTGTTGAACTGGCACAGCTGTAATCTGTGTTCCTACTAAGGGATTTTTGTTTTCTTTTTCTGCCATTGAGTTTTATCTCCTGTCTTTAAATTTACTATTTTTTACTGTATCATATAATTTAGCCACATTTATTTGCTACCAAATGATAATTCCATCTTTTATCATAGGCATTACTGGCTGACCTTGTCTTTGTTGGTTTCCAGTGTTTGCTTGTGTTGGCATATTCTTATTAAAGGTTTTCTTTAATTCCTCTTCAAATTCTACCACTATTTGTTGTTTTAAGGCTGAATCTGATATCATTGAATTTGTTGCAGCAATCGTATCTAAACTTTCACCCCATTCAAATGCAAATTGTTCTGCATTCTTACTAGCGTTATATACAGCACCACACAATGCGTCAGCCACGTCCTTCTTACCGCCATCAGGGTGGTCAACCTTACCTGTGTTAATGTTTCTTTCTAAATCGATTATTTCATCAATCAGATTCTTAGAATCATACAACTCAATACGCTTTTCATAAATAGTTGACTTAAGGTATTGATAAGGTTTGGATATCCTATCTGTGTCTACCTTATCGACAGATAGAACTTCGTAGGGAAATCCTTTAGCCTTTAATGTTTGTCCAGTATCGTAGGATTGATAGGTATCGGATGTAATACCTTTAATATTGAATCCCTGTTCCTTTAACCAGTAAATGAAGTTTCTATTCTTCTCAAAGCTTATCTGTCTACCTTTAGGTGCCTTTATGCTTACGCTGAAGGCCAATGAGTAGAACAAGTCTTTAGCTTGGTTTTCTTGAGTTGATGTTTTCTTTCCCTTAATCCAAATACCTGCAATACCGGTCATGTCACCACTCACAGACATATCTAAGTGAACAAACAACGGTCTGCTTTTCATTCCTTGGGGAATCTTAGTTAAATCAAAGAAGTCTTTATATTGAGCCTCATCATCCGATGCATTACCCACCTCTAATATTTCTTTAGTAAATGGGTTATCTATAACTTGATTAACAACCTCACGAACAGCAACCCCACTAATATACTTACTGATTTCGCTAGATGATATACCTGCATAGTCACACATAGCTCTATCTATATCATCCATGAAGTTTGCCTTAAAGTCAATAGGAACATCTAAAATTTTATATCCTTTGTCTCTCCAAATATTTAAGTCATCACCCTCAGATATGACTGCAGATTGTAAAAACTTATTACCCAAGGCAACTTTAAATGTCTTATCACTATAAGTCCCTTTAGGTTTAACATTCCAAACAGGCTCATCAACAATCATGACGTTTTCTTGTTCAGACTTGAGTTTTCTCTTCATGTGTTCTTCAAGGAAAGACTTTTCACTTCTTTTAGAAGATGCGAGAATAAGTAAGGTAGGATTTTTACCTTTATAAATGAAACGGGTTTTCATACCACCAATAGCAGTATCAATCATGTCAATAGCAATTCTCTTTTGCTTTTCAATATCTTGATTACGGATAAAGGATATTTCATCAAAAAATGCTGCAAAGATAGGTTGACCAATAACGTGACTGGATTGAGAACCAATAATAATATCTAAAGGTTCTGGCGGGTTCCAATACGGCTCATTGTTTCTTTGAGTCATACTTCCCTTTTCCATAAACCACGGGCTCATTTGAATGGTATGTTGAAACTTACTTACCCCAATTTCTTCTGCTAATATCTTTGTAATGTTCATAAAAGCAAAACAAATCTTTTCAGTAGGCTTAAGTCTAAAGTGTTGTTGAGGATTCTTCATACACATGACACGGTACATCAAGTAAGCCATAATAGCAACAGCTATTTCGGATTTACCTAACCCACGAGCACCACTGATGATTAAGTTATTAACAGCAGTTGTATAACCATCTGGTAATAGTTCTTTTACTTTATTACCCCAATACTCATATAGCTTGCTTTTACCGTCAAGGTCATGCCAGGCTTTCCCTAAATATTTATTATCAAGAATAAAGGTAATAACATCAACAGGTACTTCTTTATAATCTTCAGCCAAAAGACCTTCAAATATTTTACTTTCACCAGTTTTTGAGTATTGCTCCAAAATGGAAAGAGCCAACTCCCTTTCTTTCTCTGAAAGTTGGCTTAATATTTCATTATTAATAACAGGTTTTTCTTTTTCGCTCAAGACATTATCCCCTAGCACAATACACTATTTGTGTATAATATATTATACAACTTTTTATTTTACTTTAAACAATCTAAGTTTATTGTGTGCATAAGATTCTTTAATAGTAATAGGTAATGGTTCACCATCTAAACCCATTGGTATATCGTTTTCTTCTTTAATTTCTTGTTTTTCTTTTGGGTTATAAACAAGTCTAATTCCTTCTTTAATCATTTGTTTACCCATAGACTCTTCTACTTCTCCATCTTGTTGTGGTTGTTCAGCAGCAGCTTGGTCTTGAACTTGAATGTTACCAATGTTTTGTTGAGCCCAGTTAACGAGGGTATCCACATCATTGAATACAACAAGGGCAAATTCCCCTGGACCACGTTGAGTCATTAAAGGACCACCTGCTCTTCCGTTAAAGACAAATAAAGTAAACTTAGTATCATCAAACTTAACAGCACCCAGTGTTTGACCACCTTCGTCTTTTAATGTTCTAATAAATTCAGCATTGTTAAATTGTCTTAAAGCATCTTCTAAAGAGCTAGCAGTAAACTCCATAGCTTGAGGGTTAGCAACAGGCTCTAATGTAAACGGAGGAGGAACTGGTGGACCTGCTGGTTCTTCATCTTCATATTCCTCTTCTTCTTCATATTTAGGATTGTCTTGTGAAACATCAGGTAATCCTTCAACTTTAGGAGCATCTTGAATAAAAGGAATTTCTCTGTCTTGAGGATTAAAAATAGTGTGGTCACCACCTTCATCTATCATAACAGCAAACTTTTCATTAGAACCCTTCTTTAAGAAGAAATAGAAATCATTACCATCTGCGGTATAGGAATCCCAGTATCTTCTACCATAAGCGTCATCACCATCCATATTTTTACCAGTGATGCACCACTTTGTTCCCGCACCATACTTTTGGCAGGCTTCAAAGTTCTTAATTTCATAAACTAACCAGTTATCATCTTCAAAGAGAATTTTCGCACCTTCTTTGATAATATTCTTTTCAGTTTCTTTTTGTTCGATTTCTTTTTCTTTTCTTTTCAGGATATCCATTAATTCTTCTTTTTTACGTGGATTTCTTGTGGATGTCCAATAAGTCATGTCATTTTCAGGACTTGGTAATCTATCTTTAAGTTTTAAAAAAAGATTAAAAAGTTCTTCTCCACCCCATGCTTTAAATCTATCCCTATCTGCTCTTGCTTCTAATAATGATTTGAATCTTTTTTCCATTTTATAATCTCCTCTATTTAATTTAGCAGTCATTTTAACTGTAAAATAGTTATTTTTGTTCTTTTTTGTCTTCTTCTATGTGAGCTTCTATCTCAGGTATACCAGTATCACTAAACACCGCATTAAATTCATCTTTATCAAATCCCTGAAATCCATATCTAGGCTCTCTCATATTAAAGTCATCCCTAAAGATTTCTAAGAAAAGGTCGACACATACATGATAGATATTGTCATATTCGTTCCATTTTTCTATTATTTCCTTATAGTAATAAGATACAAAACGTTCGGTGATAATTATGTTTGCAAAATGACCCCTATTGCTTATATCTTTTGTGTAAGTAACACCAGTAGGCATGGCCCCTTTAAATGCTTCATTAAAAGCTTCTTGTGCTTCTTTTTCCGAACCTGAGTTATATGCCTGAGCTGCTGCATATCTTAACTCACTCTCAACCACATCAACATGCTCATATTCATCTTCACTAATATTTTCATCTATAATATCTTTTAATAACTCTTTTGTTATGCCTAATCGTTCTAGTTCTTTAAGATTATCTTCATCTAAATATGAGTCAAGATAATCTAAAGTAACATCTGAAGAGTTGTAATCAAAGTATTCAAACATCATTTCTTCATTAAATGCAGCTTGTAAAAACCTTGAAGAAATATCCCCACTATCAAATGTAAAATCATCTGATTCCATTACATAAATCATTTTTCCATTTGTATCTTTAACAAACTTATTAAATTCATTTAATATTTTATCTTTTAAGTAATTTAAAGCGGTAGGTGTTAATTGGCTAACATTGTCCCCCGTAATGTGTATTATTTCATAAAGACCATCAGGTAGTAATTCTGCATAATCTGTAAAAAGACTATCACCCAAATCATCATAACTAATCTCTCCATCGTCAAGTTGTTTTTTAATTTCAATTGCAGGTATAGTTTTTAATTCAGCCATAGCGTCATCATCATTATTTTCTTCTTTTAACATTGACATTGGTTGAGGCATACTTAATTGGGTTCTCTTAAATATCTTGTTTAAAAGTTCTTTATCTTTACCATCAGGACCATCCGAAATAAATAAACGAATACCGTTTGGGTAGTAATCTTCTCTTCCCCATGCTGAAGATTCATTGTAAGTTAATATTTGTTGAAGTTCAAGAGGTAAACTCTTTTTCGCATCAAAGTGGGATAACTCTTCACCATCGTTTTCCCCTGTTAATTTATTGTAAGAGTATTCCCAAGAGAATAGATAACCACCTAACTCATTGTTATAAAATTCTTTTTGTTGTGGGAATAGTTTATCATCTTTTGGGGTTTTGGCAAAGAGAAACTTCTTTAACTTTACATCTCCTGCCGATTCTTTTAACTCTTCTTTTTTAACAAACGGTTTAAAAAAATCTTCATTAACCCAATCTATCCACTGATTCCCTATCCACAGACTATATGTAAAATCTGTTTCATCTTTTGATGTATCCTTGCTTAGTTTAAACACCCATTCCTTATCTGCGTTATCAACATAAAAATCTATATCCTCATCAATATAACTATCCATGTTTAAAAAATATTGGGATATCTTTCTAAAATCTTCCAGGCTTCCAGGTGTATCATCATCTAAAATAGAAACAAGATAACCTTTAAATCCTTCTGAGGCTACATAATCATCACCTCTTTTTATTAGAGATACATTCAAAGGTTTTAAATCAACATCATTCTCTTTAGATTCTTCTAAGTCTTCTAATCCATCACCCATGATGCTGTAAACAAATTCAGAAGTCACATAATCTTCTAATGAATTTTCTATATAAAAACCATAAGAAAAATCGTAACCTTCTTGTTTGCTCACTAAGTATTCATCTCTATCATCTAATTTATTATATTTTATGGACCACTCTTTATCTAATTTAGATTTTAAGTTATTAATTTTAAAATCATTGTAATCAGGATTAAATGCCCAAAAATGTTTATTAATATCTTCGCTTTTGGGTAGCATATCTACTATATACTCTTTAAAGTTTTGTGTCAATACATATCTATCTTTTTTATCTATAAAATTTACCTGTGGATTTAATAATGCGGTATCATCTTCATTTATGGTTTCCTTGTCCATAGAAAATTTATCTAATTCTGGCTTTAATGAGTTAAAGTATTCTTCAAACTCATGGTCCAACATAAAAGTTTTTCTACCATACCAGTAATCATACCACTCAATAAACTCAGATATAGTAGTAAATCTTGTAGTACCATTTTTTTCTATAAAATATGATAAGGGTTTCTTACCTATTTCATCTATATGCTCTATAGTTTCTACCTTAGTTGTATGAGAAAAAACATTATCATCTTCAAACTCGTAAATAGCAAGTATACCTAAACCAACATTTTCAGTTTGGTCGTTTCCAAGATTAACTTCAAAATCACTTTCTATAATATAAATAACATTATCTATTAAATAAGCATCAAACCAATCACCTTTAATGTTTTCAAGTATTCTTTGTAATAAATCTTGATACCAATCAATAGATGTTAAATTTACATCATCACCATCTTCTTTTAGTTTTTTAACAGGATTAAAAGATTTACTCTCTAACAATCTATTAAATGACTTGTTAATTTTATTATAGTAATTCATTTTATTCTTTTTTCATTCCGTTAACAAATTTAATTGTTTGGTCAATATAATCATCTATCTGTTTTGTTAAAGGTGATATATCAATACCAGCAGCTTTGGCAGAAGCATTAATGGTTTCAATAACCATTTGCTTTTTATCAAATCCAGATTTACCAGAAGCCTCAGCAGTTTTCATAGCCTCATCTGCTATATACATAATTAAAGACCAAATCTCTGCTAATGATTTTCCTTTATTCTTCTCAATGACTGCCTTAACTGCAACGAAAGTACTTACTGCTGTCCCGATAACGCCACCAAATGCCACCAAGAGTGACAGTACTTGTTCTGCTGTTGTTAACCAATCCATAATGTTCTTCCTTTGTTTTTAAATGTTTATTAATGATTCTTCTTTACTTAAAGACTTTTTTGTTCTTCTTCTTTTCTTAGGTTCAGGTAATGAATCCGGTAATGCAAGAATTGCTTGATATGTACTATCCATGACACCGTTCTTACCTAATACGTGGTATTGATTATAAAGATATTCAAAGTCAGACTTAATTCTTCTTGGGCAATAACCTTTTGCTAACCATTCATCTGCCATCGTAAACAAATCATAACGAAGTCCAGCCTGTGTACCCTTTTTAATCATATCTAAATCTCTTTGCATTGGCTCTAACAATTCTCTAATTGTTTCTCTTAAAAGCATATCAGCGTGTTCACGTCTTTGAAGTTCTTCCTTTTCTACTCTTTCAAAGTGCTTAGAAAGACTCCTGTTTATAAGAGTTGCAATAAATGTAGTAACAGCGGTACTACCTACAAGTGAAATAATTGTTATAAGCCAACCATCGGTCATATGAAATCTCCTTACATGTTCTTTGTTTTTGAGTTTAAGATATATACCATATCCATCATTGAATTTAGCCTGTTTCTTTTGAAGTTTTATCTTATATTTGCTTTTTAAAATAAATGTTGTATAATGTAAGTAGTATAAATATTTAATGGCTAAATTATATGTATGAAGCAAACAAATAAACACAATCACAAACATATCCATTTGACGGAAGCCCAGTTACAAGAGGCTAATCGTCAACAACTTTTGGCTAAGTCCAGAAAGGCTAAAAAATACTCTAAAAACAATCAAAGTAAGGGCATTAACCGCTATGAACGAAGGCTTAAGTCTCAGTTGTCTGCATCTGTCAAGGACTACAATATCATTGACATGGATAGATTCTTTAAAAGAGATATCTTATCTTTTAGTGTTCCTGTTCGAGGGGAAACAGATGTATACCTTGTTAGTTTAGAACTACAAAACATTCTAAAAGAAATTCAACGTCAAATTCGCTCAAATAAAGGCAAACTTGAGTTTAAGGTAGTTTTATCTAGTCTATCTGCTGTTTTAAACACTGGTGATGTTTATACAAGCTGTACATGCCCAGATGCCAAGTATCGTCAAGCGTATTGGCAAACCAGAAACAATTATAAGGCTGGCTACAAGGAATTAAGACCCAGCGATGAAACTAACCCTCAAGACGAACTTGGAGCAGGCTGTAAGCACGTTATGCTTGTTTTAGCAAACCTCAGCTGGATGTATAAAGTAGCCAGTGTTATTAACAACTATATTAAGTACAGTCGTGATAGACTTCAAAAGAACTATATTGATTATATCTTCCCCAAAGTGTTTGGTATGAAGTATGACAAGGCTGTTCAATTACAACTCTTCTATTCCGATGAGGAAAGTGGTCTATTACCTACCGACCAAGAAACAATTAGCAAGGCTATTGAACAAGGCTTAAAAGATAAAGATGCTGCTGGTAAGTTTGTACCTGGCAACACCATGAGATTCCAAAAAGAAAATCCCCCTCAAGAAGAAGAGGAAGAAGAAGTTAAAGAAGAAGAACTTAATAACAAGTTCTAATTATTCAATAATAATAAATTTGGTTCTAGGAACTAATGTAGTAACTTTCTCTAAGTCTATCATTTCTGATGTTTCTGGGAGTGGTTGACTTAATTTTATTGAGTAATAATAGTTGCCTGGAAGTAGGTTTAACGTATCAGTATTAGCAAATTCAATATAGATAGCACCTTCGCTATCTGCATCTGCTGAGGTAAATGTTTTTCTAATCAAAGCACTTTCAAAAGGTGCATTAGCTTCCGATACACCTAAGTATAATGTCTCACCTTCCACTAATTCATGTAAGATAGGTGACATTTCTGTTCCTAGGTTAATATGAAAGGTAAAACCAAAGGTATCCCCTCTATTGATTGTTATAATATTGTTTGGACTAATTTGTGCCATAATGTTTTCCCTCTACTAATTTAGCGAACTATATTAGTTATTGTTCAAAATATTGATTAATAGTACTAATATTAATCAGTTACTTGGGGCGTATAAACAAAAACACCATTAGTTTTTGTAAAATCTGATAGTTTATAAACCCAAGGCATGTCTGTATCTGGAACTTCTATCTCTTGAAAACCTTCTACATTTAACATATGTTCAACAGTTTCAAGGGATGTTAGTGACTTATCTTCTGTAACAAGTTCATTTTCTTTTATAAATATAATCATATTTTATCTCCTTATGCTATTCTTACTTCAGTAGGATATCTTACTTCTAAATTCGAACCATTTATTCTATATTGAGCATAGTATCTATACACTTGTAATATATTAGATGAAACTCCAGCATAACCATCTGCACTTAATAAAGCCATACCAGCTGTTGATTGGTTTGTTGCACATGTTACTTCAACAAACACTTTTTCTTGTTGTGCTGTTGAGCTTCCTAAAGATAATTCTATTTTTAGAACATCACCTGAAGCCCCGGTTGTAGGTGTATACCCTAAAGCAAATTGAGTAAACGTTGCTGTATTAGATGTAACTGCTGTTGGTGTTGTAACATCTCTTCTTAATGTCCAAGTATGTGAGTTATATGGTCTTGACCATATTCTGCCAATGAAGAATGAAACTTCTAATACACCTAATAAACCATCACCAAGCCTTGCTGAATCAATTGTACCACTGGTAATATCTGTAGCAGCATGTGTATGTGATGCCGTAGCAAATGCTGTTGCTTGATTACCATCTAATGTGTCAGCATCTAATCCTGAACCAGAACCATCATTTCCTTCGTCCCAAATTTTGTATTGTGCAGTGTAATATCCACGATATAAATCTTGTACTTGTCCCCGTAAATAAGGACCTGTAAATGCTTGTGCTGTATTAAAAGTAATACTAGCACTTGTAGTACCACTTGAAACAGGTACAAGAGTTGAAGTTGATAAATTAACTGTTCCTGTAAAAGTTGGTGTGTTTATAGGTGCATAGTAAGAACCATGTTGACCATCAAGTAAATCTGCATTTAAGTTAGTGACAGCAGTTGTAGAGGTAACAGTTAACGGAGATGTTCCTGTAGCTACAGTTGAAATTAATCTGCTTCCTTGAACAGTTGTATCTGCGGATATACTACCACCACTAATATTAAAGTTATCTACAGCGGCATTAATAACACCACCATCTGAACCAATAGATGAAGTAAATAAAGTACCATTTACGGTAACATTATTACTGAAGTTTTTAAGTCCTAAAAATGTTTGTTCACCAGTTGTTACAACACCGGAAGCAGTTTCGCTTGCAGAAGGAATAACAGCACCTGTACCTGTTGAAGAGTTAATCGTAGGTCCAGCTGTTGTTCCTGCTGTCCATGTTAAGTTTGTGGCTTGATGTGGTGCACTGTTTGTAACAGTTATTGAACCTGAACTTGTAATAGGAGAACCAGACACAGAAATGCCTGTTCCTGGTGTAATTCCCACAGAGGTAACAGCATTTGTTAATTCCTGTGTTCCTATAGTTATCTTATCTTTAACTTTTATTTCTTTTACTTCTAATGCCATATATTTACTCCTTATATTGTTCTACGGAACTTAAACGTCATTGTATGACTTGAAATTGAATCGCTTCCAGACACTTGCAACTTTAAGGTTGAAGGTGCACTAGATGTTCTAATCACACGAGCATAAATTCTACCTGCACTTGCTGCTGGTCCTGCTCTGTGTAAAACTATTTCATCGGCAGTGGTTGAAGTGGTTGTTCCACTAAACCAAGCCATATTACCTGTATAGTATTCTCCATTCGATTCTATTTGGACAATATAGGAACCTGTCGCTAGATAAGTTCCAGACACTCCTGTGACATCTGTCCATGATGTCGTAAGTGCCGAAGTGAACGTGGTTGTTTTTAACTGGTCGACGTTCGTACCATCTGTCATAGTGAGACCTGTATGTTTAATATC